ATGATGCAGCACGAATTTGAACAACTGGCAGGCAGAGAAGTGACACCGGAACAGTACAAGGCAATCGAAACTCTTTACATGAGCAACACTCTCAACAAAGAGGATTTCGTGAAAAGCATCAAACAGATGCTCAAAAGTATTCCTTTACCGGAGAAAGAAAAGAACATCAAAAAGATGTGTGTGAGAGACCGGAGTGGATTCAGAAAGACCCCAAACGGATGCTATTACCACATCAAATATGTTGAACTGGTCGACGTTGATATAAAAACAGGAAAGTACATAGTGAAAGAACTTGAGGAGAAAGATTTTGAAAAGTTGTCAAGAGAGGGGCATGACCTAAACCTCAACACAAGTTTTGATTTTGATTATACGCAGTGCATCGACACAAAACACAGGGCAATCGAACTCACAGCATAAAACAGGAGGAAAGAAAATGAACAAAGTACGCAGAAAAAGAGTGGAGGACGTTATTCAGAAAATCGAGGAGTTGAAAGCAGAGGTCGAGGAGATTCTCGACGAGGAATCGGAATATAGAGACAACATTCCGGAGAACATGCAGCAGTCAGAGAGATATGAAAATGCTGACAACAACTGCGACAATCTGCAATCTGCCATCGACAGCATCGACGAGGCGGTGAGTTATCTTGAGGAATCGCAATATTAAAAGCCGAAACGGAGGAATCAACCTCCGTCAGCGCCCGGATGGCGACCGACGCTCTGACGATGGCAAGCCGAAAGACATCATCGGGATACCGTGAAAAACATGGCAGCGGTCTCACCTGCTAGAAAGTGAGTGGATGGATGACAGGTTTTCAGTGATTTTTTAAGGTGAAAAGTCACAGCACGGTACACATACGCCGGAATAGAGGTGAGGTCATGAACAGACCGAGAGAACCACCAAAGGAGGAAAGAGCATGGAAGTCGGGAGAATATTGACAGCAGAGGCAGCAGCAATCCTCAATGTGTCACCGCAGTTCGTCCGGATTGCGATGCAGCAGGGAAAACTCCCAATCGGCACGGCGATTCAGATGTCGTCGATTTGGACATATCACATTTCGGAGAAGTTGCTCGCAGACTATTCAGGAAAAGACATAGAGAAAGAACTTGAGAGAATCAGAAGAAAGTGAGGACGACCGGAAAATGGAAAGTAGGGCGTGCTATGGATACTATGGCGAGGGATATGGATGCACCGGAGAGATGCAACCTAAAAAGATACATAAAAGTGGATGGAGATTCATGTATTTCCATTTCGAGGTAAAAGGAAAAGGATTCTCGCATGTGGAAATCAAAGCCTGCGACTATGCTCATGCGATGAAACAACTCAAGGCATGGGCGAAACGAGACGGATTTGAAATTGTGGGCGATAAAAAAGGATTTGAGAATCAAAGAAATTATTGAGAAATAGTCGAAACGGATGCAGGTCATCCGTCTGCGTGAGACTGACCGCCACGCACTGACGAGACAGGTCATGAGAGGAGGACACAGAATGTCAAAAGACGAAAGAAAGAAACTGATTGAGGCAATGGCAGAGAAGTTCACCGGAATGGACGCAGAGGACAAGGCGTTGATTGTTGGGTATCAACTCGGAAAACAGGAGGAGCGTCAGAGATGGGAACAGAGACAGGATGCAGTTGCGACAGCGTAATGGCAGCAGGTAAAGACAACGCCCTGTCAGCGATGGCAGGGCAGCAGGGAAATAAAGGCGTGAGCCTTTGAAAATAGAATATGCAGGGCATGAAAATCGGGAGGCGTGGTCGCAGCCATACCTCCCAAAAAAGAGCAAAGAAAAAGGGAATCGGTTGCAGCCGATCCCCAAGTATCAAAGACGTATCAGTCAGTGATTAAACCTATAAATATTATATCAAACACTGGCTCATACGTCAACAAAAAACGAGGGAAAGTCCGCAGAAATCAAGGGTTTTTCATGGTTTTTTCGACCTTGTAATAGATAGTAACAAGTCAACGAAAAACTATCCGGATAAATGTGGACAGGCATGAAAGGACGTATGTGGTAGGTGAATAAAAGCAAGAAGAAAAAGAGGGGGATGACGTTCATCCCTTACGACTACGAGGCAGCATTCAACAAGAGCATCAATGATCTGCACGAGTATTTTGTGGAACAGATGCTCAAGAGCAGGTTCAAGTGCGTGTATGCCTTGAAAGAGATCAGAGCAGGCGAGCAGTTTGAGGTGGAAATATATCCGGAGTTTAAAAAGATAGATGATGTTCCGATCGAGGGGAGAATCAAGAGAGACAACTCCAAAACACAAAAGAATCTCAATTATAAAAACGCTCGCAAATATGTGGAACGCCTGCTCAATGAGAATTTCGGTGATTCTGACATTTGGGTCACATTGACATACGGAGCAGGGAAAGAACCGCAGGACATGAATGAGGCGGTCAAGAACATGCAGAACTACATCCGGAGGGTGAACTATCAGAGGAAAAAGAGGGAACTGCCTCCGGCAAAATACATATACATCACGGAATGGTCTCCGGATGCAGAAATCCGATGGCATCATCATCTCGTGATGGATGGACTGCTTGACATGGACACGGTTGAATCCACATGGAAAAAGGGTCGCAGGAATGAAACGAGGCGACTGGACAAGGATGAATATGGTCTCACAGGATTGTCGAACTACATCACCAAAGAAAAGGACAGAAAGAAAGGGGAAAAGAGGTGGAACTCCTCACAGAATCTCAAACAGCCTCGTATCCGGAAAGTCCATTCAAAGAGACCACTGGCATCCTCAGGAACGTACAAGCCTATCGGGAAGTATGTGGACGGATTTGTCAGAGACGCAGAGACAATCAGAGAGCAGATGCTCAAGTGGTATCCGGAATATGATTTCACGGATTCCGGTGTTTATTATAACGATTTCAATGGGATGTTCTACATCCGAGCGAGAATGAGGAAACGGAGGAACAAAGATGACACGAAAACAGGCAAGACGACACGACCGAATCTGCATGAGGATTTTCATGACACTGGCGGTCGTCTTAATGGTTCACATGGTAGTGACGACGGCAAGAGGAGAACAAAGAAAACAGGAGGCAGAGGAACGACAGCGACAGGAAACCATAAGCAGGATTCAGAATGCAGAGAGCCTCGATGATATTTGTGCAGGTGTAGCAGTCATTTTCAATGACATCGCAAAGGATGCAGAGGCAGCAGTCAACACAGAGGAGATTCCGGATGTGTTTTCGTCCATGTCGATGGACTACGGTGGCGAGGAGGAAGGTTTCGTCTATTACGAGATACCGGAGGAATATCAGAGAACCGGAGGCTATCTGCCGGAGGAGGTGCAAATATATACATACTGCCTCTGCAAACAGGAGGGCGTGAGATATGCACTGATTCTCGCAATGATTGAACATGAATCCGGATACAAATACGACAGCATCGGCGACGATGGAGAGAGTTTCGGATATATGCAAATCATGCAGAAATTCCATGAGGACAGGATGGAGGAAATCGGGTCGGGCGACCTGCTCAATCCGTATCAGAACATTCGTCTCGGCGTGGACATCATGAAAGAACTGATTGACAAATACGGCACGATTCAAGATGCCCTTGCGGTCTACAACTACGGAGCGACCGGAGCAAAGGAACATCTGTGGAGAAATGGAATATATGTCTATGACTACAACGAGAGCATCATGAACCGGATGAAAGAGATTGAGGAGGAACTGGGGCAATGAGTTTCGACTGGCAGCAGGAATCAAAGGAAAGATATTTCCGGATGGCAGAGGAAAAGATTGAGGCAGCAGGATTCGGCGATTTTCTCCATATCGACCGGACAGCGTTCGGAACGGTAGCAGGAAAGACGGTCAAGGTCTACATGGAAAAGATTCACCGGATTGGCAATGTGAGGCGGTGGCAGCAGGCGAGAAAAATGTTTCCGGAACTCAAGGAATGCACACCACCTCGCAACTCCTACGAAAAGAAAGAAAAACCGATTTTCCTGCACGGATATTTTGAAATAGAGATGGAGGCAGGAGAATGATTCAGCGGTTTTTGTGGATGTTCAAGGTGAAAGATTGTGGCATAAGATGCCGGAAAATATGTTTGTTTTGCGAATATTATCGCATATGCAGAGAGGAGGGAATTTGAATGAATCTGAAATATGCAATGAGGAGCGAGGACACGGAACAGATTGCGGTCATACAGTGGGCGACCTATCAGATGAATGTATATCCGGAATTGAAATGGTTGCATCATTGTCCGAACGGTGGCAGCAGGAATCGAAACGAGGCAGTGAAACTCAAACAGATGGGTGTCAAGGCAGGGGTGAGCGACCTTTGCCTGCCGTATCCAAGAGGAATCTATTGCGGACTATACATCGAGATGAAATTCGGTGACAACAGGCAGCAGGCATCACAGAAAGAGTTCCTCGCAGACATGGCAGAGGCAGGTCATTTCGTGGCGACCTGTTACTCCGCAGAGGAGGCGATCGAAGTCATAAAGAAATATCTGTCTCTCAATAGTTGGAGGATGAATGATGTCATGATCGTGATGGGGCGAGCGAATGGGAAACAGGATGCGATCGCACAGGCGGTCATGGATATACCGAACAACAGCATCTTGAAAGGCGGTGAGGTGAAGTGATGACGAAGTGGCAGCGGATTGAAAAGCAAAGAAAGGACACGACACGATTCCTCAAAAAGTGCGAGGTAGCAGTCCGACAGAGCAAATTCGGATTCAAGCCTCCGGTCGTGAATGGAGTGGGTCAGTGTTCCGGATGCTACAATCCGGACGATGGCGAAATGGAACAGCAGTGCAGGGGATGCTCGCTCAATGAGTATTTCATCGAGGAGGTGAGGGCGTGAAAGTGGCAATCATCATCGGTGTGGTAGCAGTGGCAGCAGGCATCACTTTTCTGATAGTGGCGTATAAGGTCGGGAAAGAGATGTGTCAGTACAGAACATGCAGCAGCGGTCAAGGGCATCGCAGAGGGTGAGGTGAGACAGGTGAAAGAATTGGACAGACTTGAGGCAATATTCATCGCAGGAATCACAATTATTCTCTGCATTGTAATGGCAGCAGGTAACAGATAACAGGGCAAAGATAACAGGAGGAAACAAAATGAAGATTATCGCAGTAATGTCGCCGAAAGGTGGCATCGGAAAAACAACGACATCGGATTCCATCGCCTACATACTGGGAGAGGAGTTCGGAAAAAGAGTGTTGATTCTTGAGGGCGACCAACAGGGAGATACATCCGAGACATTTGGATGCTATGAACCGGAGGGAATCGGCATGAGTGAACTGATTGAGAAACATGTGAGTGTGGGAGGACGATTCCGAACAACGGACACCATCAAGGCGACAAGATACCCACACATCGACATCATTCCGGCGAACGGATACCTCATGCAGACAGACATGAATCTACTCATGAAGTCAGCAGAAAATCAGATTTTCCGTCTGCGTGATGCACTGGCAGAGGTTGCGGACGCATACGACTACTGCATTTGTGACTGTGGACGACTGTTCGATATGGTGGTGGTCAACATCCTCATGGCTGCGGAAATGGTCATCGTTCCGGTAAAGGTAGGAGGATACGAAATCAGAGCAATCACAAACCTGTCGGAGCAGATTGAGGATTTGAGGCAAATCAATCCGGAACTCCGAATCAAGGCAATTCTGACCATGAGACAGAAAAACAAGACATCACTGGATTTTGAGGATTGGCTCAAGAACTCCTCCGGATTCGACACATTCGTCACTCCGGTGAGACGTTCCGTGATTGCAGAGAGGGCGACTATTGAGATGCGTCCACTGCCGGAGTTCTCTCCGAGGAGTATTGCATCGCAGGACTATCGAAACATCGTTCATGAACTTTTGAAAGAGATGGAGGTGCGGTGAGGTGGGAAAACGAAAAATCACATGCAATAACACATCGTGCAAGCACTACATGACCGGAGGGGGATGCGACACCTGCATCACACTCAATTCATCCGGAAAGTGTGGGTCGTTTGAAAAAGGATTTGCATATTATTTTCATATCGTTTGGGATGCCCTGGGAAACAAGAATTTTATTGATGCAATAGAATTGCAGCAAAATCCGGACTTGAGAATCGGTCTGTATTATGTGATGGAATGCTATGGGTTAGGATTCTATGAAATGGAATGGGGAACATGCAGAATGTTGATGCTCAAGGATGGAGAAAAGGGAGCAGGCTTGAAGTACGAGCAGATTATTGAAAGAGAAATGAACATGGAAAAGTTCACAAAACATTTGAATGATTTCAACAATGGAATCATGCCAAACCAAAAAAAGCAGCAGGAAACAGCGGAACAACTTGCAGAAAAGGAAGAAAAGCCGGACAGAGATTTCGGATGGGTGTCACCTGCAGGCGAGTTCACAGAATCTCCGTTCGGAACACACGAGGAATCCGCGGAACAAATCGTCGAGAAAAAAGGCTTTGCAGATGAATACTGGGAGTGGAGGGATTCAAACAAAGACATCACGGAAAACAGGTTGATGCGAGATTTCTTGTCAGAGGTCAAAGGATATTGTCTGATTCACAATCCTTTCGGAGATGGTGGGTACATAGTGACAAACACAAAGAATCTGACGAAGAAACAGAAAGAATTTTTGTATGAGTATTTCATGGACAAAGGCGACAGATTCAAAGCAGAACAATTCATTGAGGAGGATTGAAAAGATGGCAACAGGATATAGCGTCATGGACGCACTGAATAAGCAGACAAAGGCAGGAATCGACGACACGACACCGAGAGCAAAGTTCCGGACGAAAGACCTGTCGATTTTCAAGATTTACGCAAACGAGGGCAATTTCTATCCGCAGGAGGATATTGAGCAGAAAGCAGGAGAGATTCTTGCAATCGGGTTACTGGAAAACCTCGTCGTGAAATATGAGCCTCTTGAGGCAGCAGGCGAATACAAACTGATTTCCGGTGAAAGACGATGGAGAGCGTTGCATCTGCTCGTCGAGCGTGGATATAAAGAATTTGAGTTTGTGACATGCAACATCATCGCACCGACAACCTCGCAGGAGGAAAAGGTCGCTCTGATTATTGCAAACAGTCACCGCAGCAAGGACATCGAGACGATGATTCATGAGGAGCAGGAACTCAAGGCGACACTTGAGGATATGAAAGCCAACGGCATCGAGTTGAAAGGATATAACCTGCAATCTGGTCGCCTGCGTGATGTCATCGCCGACCTGCTCAATATATCAAAGACAAAGGTGGCACAGATTGAGGCAGTCAGCAACAATCTCATTCCGGAGTTCATGGAGGAATTGAACAAGAATCGCCTCACATTCTCCGCAGCGTATGAATTGAGCGGAATGTCATCAGACGAGCAGAGGGAGGCACTGGGAATCCTTATGGATACCGGAGAACTCACCTATCAGACCATCAAGGACATGAAAGAGAAAAAGGCAGCACTGGCAGCAGGCGAACAGATCGAGGGTCAGATGAATCTTGATGATGTGCAGCAGTACGGAGAGACACCTCTTTCGTATCATGGGAATGTCATCGGGGAGGACGCAGAGGAGGAGGTGTCCGATTCTGACACTGACGAGGCAGCAGGATTCGCAAGTCTGAATCCTCCGGAGGAACATCCGGCAGCAGGCGACGACTATCAGACGCCGCATCCGGAGGGAATCACATCCATCTGCTACTCATGCACAGAATACGAGACATGCAATGTTAAGACCGGAACATGCACAAAGTGCGACCAGTACAAGAACAGAGCAGAGGCATACAAGACTGACGAGCAGAAATATTCAGAGGAACAGAATGCCATCGACAAAGAGACAGCAAAGAAACTCCGTGAGATGGCAGATGCCGAGAAAATGGAGCAGATTCCGAGTGAGACCGGAGAGAACGGTCAGAAGATTCACAAGATTCGTCTCGGAGCGTCATTCTTTGAGGAGGTATTGAGCGGAGAAAAGAGTTTTGAACTCCGCAAGAATGATAGAGGATATAAAAAGGGCGACATCATTGAGATGATGGAGTTCAAGGATGGAAAGAACACAGGCAGAATTGTGAGAGTTCTCGTGACGTACATGCTCGATGATTTCACCGGACTTGAGGACGGATTCTGCATCATGGCGACAAGATTGTTGAACGAATCGGATGAACCATTGCAGAATGTGGACATCAAACAGATATGTGCGGAAATCAAAGCAAATTGTGACGGATACACCGAGGACGGAGATGATTTCATCACAGTGGAGAAAGCGGTCGCATTCGTCGAGGGTAGAGGAATAGAATGACACGGCAGCAGGACAGAGAGGAATGGGTGAGGCTCAACACGTGCAGGTTTTGCATCGGGTCTCACCTGCACACCTGCACCGGATACAGATGCGAGCCTGCAATCAAACAGGCAGAGGAATACTTTGACAAGGTGGTGAGGATGAAAATGAAACAGGCGACAGATTTGACACCGTTTTTCACAGAGCAACTCAAGGGAAATGAGAATATAGAAAAGGCGTGGATTTTGACGGACGGAGACGAGGAGAAAAACCTTGTCATCAAATTCGGAGACGAAACACCTAAAATCGCAAGGGGAATCATGTTGATGGCGATTTCAAAGAATTTGCTAATCATGGCAGATGACGAGGACAAAAAAGCAGGAGGGGAATCGAGTTTCGGTGATTTGATGAACGGAATAAAAATCCGAGAATGGAATCCGGCAGACGAACGGTTCATCAAAGAATCAGAACCGCATGAGATAAGCAAAGCAGAACAGGAGGAGACAAAATGAGCGGTACAGACATAAAGCGAGGAGAAATATTCTATATCAGCCGAGGGGGGGCAGTTCACGGAAGTGAGCAGCAGGCAGACCGTCCGGCAGTAGTGGTCAGCAATGACCGGAACAATGAGAACAGCAACACCATCGAGGTGGTATATTTGACGACACAGCCAAAGAAAGACCTGCCGACACACTGCGTCATCCGGTCAACAGGAAGAATCAGCACGGTTTTATGTGAGCAGGTTCATTCGGTAGCAGTTGAGAGGGTCGGAAACTATATCGGACAGTGTACCGACAAAGAGATGGAGAACATCGACATCGCTCTCATGATTTCCTTGTCACTGGATGCCGGAATCAAGACATCCAAACAGTACAATGAGACCATCAAAAAGCAGCAGGAGGAAATCAAAAGCCTCAAGGAAGAAATTGAGGTGATGATTTCTGACCATGAAAAGAAGATTGAGGAAATCGAGCAGAATGCAGCAGTGTACGTTGAAGAAAAGACGAGAGTGGCAGCAGAATCACCGTCAGAGAATATCATTCGCATTCAGACGGAACGTGATACATACAAGGCGTTATATGAGAGCCTGCTTGCCAAAGTGATGGCATCGTAAGAGAGGAGGACAGGAATTGAGAAAAAAAGAATTTGCAGAGATATTCAAAAAGGCAATCGCAGAACATGCGAGATATATCGGGGTCGGGATTCAGACGGAGGGCAGCAGTCGTCCGGAAATCATCATCAATCAGACCGAGAACTTTGAGGAAAAATTGAAATACTATCGTGCAGCGTATGACGAGGATTTGATTCTTGAATCTGCCAAAGGAAAGAAAGAAATCAGAATCATCGCAATCGCTGCCGGAGATTCATTCGCAGATATTGAGTTTCTGCTGACCGAGGGTCGTCCGGACTGGAAAAAGGTCATTTCGGACGCAATCGACAAGGTGGTGAACCGGATGCTCTCGGAATATCCGGATGTGAGCGAAAGTCAGAGAGACGCATGGACGGTCATCCTTGAGGGATACAAGGAACAGTTTTTCAAAAACAGATACACGGTCGGACAACAGCGTTTCATCGTGGAGAATGCAGAACTCTATGAGGACATGTTTGAGACCTGCATGAATGGCAGCAACGAGGAGTTCAAAGAGAAATTCCTGCATCTGTCAAAAGAACTCAATAATCACGCATAGAGGAGGGAGAGAAATGGCGATTTTTGAGATGATACTGGTCGGAATCGGAATTGTGGTCGGCTTGATTGTGTTGGTGATACTGGTTGCCTTTTTAGTGGAACTAGTCAAGGTATTCGGGCAGATGGGAAAGGAGAAAGATGACAAAGGAGGCTCTCGTTCATGAATAAGGTCATATTGATGGGGCGATTAACAAGAGACCCCGAATCACGATACACACAGGCGAACAGTTCACAGGAATCCATGTGCGTCACTCGCTACACATTAGCAGTTGACCGCAAAGGTAGCAGGAGCGAGGGGAAGCAGTCAGCCGATTTCATTTCCTGCGTGGCATTCGGCAGAGCAGGAGAGTTCGCCGAGAAGTATTTCAGAAAAGGCACAAAGATCACGGTATCCGGCAGGATTCAAACAGGGTCATACACAAACAGAGACGGTCAGCGTGTTTATACCACTGACGTGGTCATCGAGGAGCAGGAGTTCGCAGAGAGTAAAGGAAACGCATCCGGCAGCAGTCAGCAGGAGCAACCCTCACCATATCCGACAGATGGAGATGGATTCATGAACATTCCGGACGGAATCGACGAAGAACTCCCTTTCAATTAGATGCACAGGGAGGAGGCGATTTGATGGGATGGATTGAAAGAATGAAAAGCATCATCTGCGGTCTCAAGGCATCCGGAAAGAGCGAAAAAGAGATTGAGCAGATTGTGCAACAGGCAGCAGACAAGGCAACAGTCGGAGGAGGTTCGGAATACGGAATCAAGGCACAGGATGCAGTGGATGCTCTCACCTATGCGGTAGCAGCACAGGCAAGATATAGGGTGAGGACGGAATCGAACAACTGGCGAAAGATGCACAGGCTGCCGATGCGGAGAAAGGGGAAACGGAGATAATGGAGCAGATCGAAAGCACTGCGATTGAAAAGGCGTATTTATATCTTGAGAATTACAATGAGATGCAGAGATACATTAAAGAGGCAGTTAGCGAAGTGTCGCAGGTAGAAAGTGCTGACCTGTTCAACATATCAGCAGAAAGAGCATTCCTCAAGTCAATCCGTGAGTGCAGGGCAGAGACGGTCATCCTGTTCGAGCATATCAACAAGGCATTGAATGCGTTAGAGAAAGAGGCAGAGGCAGCAGGTGAGGAGTACAAGTTCGATGCTCTACGGATGCGGTACATTGAGGGAAAGACATACGAGGACATCAGAGCAAAGCATAATTGTGGGAAGAACGCACCGAAAACATGGTGCAGGGTCATGGTGGAACGCCTGTCAATCAAATTATTCGGTGCAAAAGCGATTGAAACATGCAAGATTGCCGTGAAAAAGGTGTGAAACAGCCGTGAAAACAGCGTGAAAATGCCGTGAAAAGATGGTGAACAAAAGGGAAAAACAACGTGATAATATGATAGGGTGAACAGTTGTGAGGAGCGATTGCAGAGATGCAGTCGCTATTTTCTTGCCTCTGTTCGCCCTCCTGTTATCGGGGCAGCAGGACGCAGCAGTGTGACCTCTGCCCCATATAAAGACAGAACAGCAGGCGACGGAAAGAGGTGAGGTTGATGTTGTATAAGGTATGCAGATGCGGAGTGATGATTCCACAGACAATGAGGATGTGCGAGAAGTGTGAGCAGAGGCAGCAGTCGAGGCATGTTGTGTATAACAATACACGCAGAGACAAGAGGGCAGCAGAGTTCTACATCTCAAAGCAGTGGCAGGCAATACGTCCGATCATGCAGGCGGTGTATGGATATATAGACATCTATGCACTGTATGTATTTGAGGAACTGATTCCACTCAAGAAGTCCGACCCGGTACATCACATCGTTGAGTTAGAGGATGACTGGGAACAAAGGCTCAACCCTTTGAACCTGCTGCCTGTCAGCCACAACACGCACAACATCATCACAGCACTATACAAAGAGGATAAGGCAACCATGAGGGCAACGCAAACAAGGATTCGACAGGTGATTGTGCAGCATTTCCAAGAGGCAGGGGGTATTGAAAAAGTTTTGAACCGATTCGGTTTAGTCGCACCCCCCGAATGATTCGGAGAAAACTCCCCACGAGAAAATCAGAAGATGGGGAAATCTGAATCGGGTGTCAGAATGTGACACAACATCGCCGGACATCAGACGGAAAGGAGGTTTGTTGTTGCATGGCAGGAACAAGACAACCGACAGATCTGGTGGTTTTGAAAGGGAAAAAGCATCTCACAAAAGCGGAAATTGAGGCTCGAAAGAATGCGGAGGTGAAAGCACCATCCGACAAAGTAAAGCCTCCGACATATCTGTCGCCGGAACTCAAAAAGAAGTTCCGGAAACTGGCGAAAGAACTGCTCGAAATAAAACTTATTGCGAATGTGGACTGTGACGCACTCGCAAGGCTGCTCATAGCACAAGAGAAATATCTCGAAGTCACAAAGAAATTGAGCGAGACACCTCTGACGATCATGATTCCGGTGTTCAGCGAAAAGATGAATCCGGAGACCGGGAAGATGGAGCAGGTTCAGACCGGGGAAAGAGAGGTCGTGAATGGAGAACAGGAGCGACTTTTGATTATACAGGATAGGTGTTGGAAACAGTGCAGGCAGGGGGCAAGTGATTTCGGACTGACGGTGTCGAGCCGATGCCGTTTAGTTGTGCCAAAGGCACAGGAACAAAAACCGGAGAATAAGTTTGCGAAATATGCAAACTAACCTATGGCAAAGAACATTGAAATCATAGACCGCTGCACACAGTACGCAGTTGATGTCGTAACCGGGAAAGAAAATGCCGGGGAACTTGTCAGACTGGCGTGTCAGAGGCATCTTGACGACCTTGAAAAGTCAAAGGCAGCACCGTACATCTATTATTTTGATGTCGAACAGTCGGAACGAATTATTGATTTTGCCGAAGAACTTACGATCGCAGAGGGCGAGGAGGAGGAACAAGTCAACTGCTATCCGTTCCAGTGCTTTATTTTGGGGGCACTGAATGGGTGGAGAAAGAAGATCGCAGACCCGAAAAGCGGTGTGCATCACAGGAGATTCAGAACCTCATACGTCCAACTGGGGAGGCAGAACGGAAAATCGTTCATCAACGGTATTCTCGCAGCATATTACGGAAATTTTGACGGATACAAATACGGAAAAGTGTTCTGTACCGCAACAAAACAAGACCAAGCGAACATTGTTTTGCAAGAGGTCATCAAGTTCATAAATAGTGACAAGGAACTGCAATCGTGGTTCAAGGTTCACGAGCATAACAACACGATTGACTGTCTGCTGACACACTCAATCATCAAGGCGGTTTCCGGCGATACGAAGTCGATGGACGGTTTCAGACCGTACCTCGGAATCGTTGACGAGTACCACGCCCACAAGACAAATCAGATGTATAAACTGCTTGAGGGCGGTATCAAAAAGATGAAATCAGCATTGATTTCGGTCATTACGACAGCGGGATTCGATCTAAAATCGCCGTGTTACAAATTGTATGAGTATTGCTGCAATCTTCTCAAGGGAGTATTTGAAAACGAGGCACAATTCGCATACATCGCACAGATGGACGAGGGTGACGATCTTTGGAAACCGGAAAACTGGATAAAAGCGAACCCGATTCTTGCATTTGATTCGGATGCACTTGAGAACATGATTCCGGTGGCAGCGACCGCCAAAGACATGGGTGGCGAGGACTTGCGAGATTTCCTTGTCAAGCAGTTGAATCAGTGGATTCAGTGGTCGAATCACCAGTATATCAAGGACATCAAGAAGTGGAAACGCCTCGCAGTTCTCAAGACACTAGCGAATTTCAGAGGTTCAAAGTGCTATGTGGGAGTTGACCTGTCATCCGGAGGAGACCTCACATCCATCGCAATCGTCATTCCTTTCGTGGACGAGGAGGGAAACAAGAAATATTTTGTCAAGACGCATTCGTTCATACCTGCGAGCCGGGTGGACGAGCACATCAAAACGGACAAAGTTCCCTATGATGTGTGGATTGAGAAAGGTCTTGTGACACCGACCTACACACTGGGAGGAATTAAGACGGATTACAAGTACATCTTGACCTATCTGAAAGACTTGATTGAGGAATACGAACTCAAGCCTCAAATGATTTGTTACGACCCACACAACGCATCAGCGTTCCTCTCTGATCTTGAGGCGATGGGGTGGGATTCCATCTCTATCACGCAGACGGCAAAAGAGTTGAACGATGCGACTGTCGATTTCAGACTGGAAATCCTTGTCGGAAACGTGGAGATTGAGGGAATAGAGACCGGAAAAGGAAAGAAAGTTGTTCCGGTGGATGAACTGCTCACATGGTCGATCGCAAATGCAAAGACCATCTCAAACAATTACGGCGAAATCAAGATTGACAAGGACATCAGCGAGGACAGAATTGACCCGATCGACGCAATCATCGACGCATGGAAACTCGCAATGAAAGACGAGTACAAGCCGGACGCAAATGATTTCGTGTCCGAATGGCTTGCTTTGAAAGAACAATACAAAGAGAACGGAGGTGAGAACCGATGAATCCATTCGAAACAGCATACAGCAACTTAATGGAGAGATGGAAGAACAGAAACGGAGCAGTGGATGCAGCAGAACCGGAGTCATACAAGACATTCGGAATCAATTCTCCGTGGTTTTATGGTCTCTTAGGGGAAAAGAGGAGAAAACCTTTGCAAGAGGTGACATATTTCACCTGCCTCAAGATGCTGTCGGAAACGCTGGCAAAGATGCCTGTTAAATATTATCAATCGACGGAGGAGGGCATTGTTGAACCGGAGGAAACGGAAACGTCTCGCCTCTTAAAGACAAGACCGAATCCGTTCATGACACCAACGGTATTTTGGAACACGGTGGAGATGAACCGGAATCACTACGGAAACGCTTATGTGTATATCCGGAGGAAATTCGTCCGGAAAAAGTATGGAGGAGAGTTGAGGGTCATCGACCTGTGGGTGATGCAGTCAAATTGTGTGCGGATCGTCGTTGATGATGCAGGGATTTTCGCAGGAGTCGGTCGCTTGTGGTATGTCTACACAGACCCGACATCCGGAAAACGGTACATATTCAACACAGACGAAGTGATGCACTTTAAGACATCGCACAGCCTTGACGGAATCACGGGTCTACCAGTACAGAAGATTTTGCAGGATACGGTGAGCGGAGCATCCGCATCGCAGGAGTTTATGAATCGCATGTATGAATCCGGACTGACTGCAAAGGCGGTACTGGAATACACGGGGGAACTCAACGAAAAAGCAAAGACGATTCTCCGGGAGTCATTCGAGGAGTTCGGCAGCGGAGCAAAGAACACAGGGAGAATCCTGCCTGTTCCGCTCGGAATGAAGTTGACACCGCTCGACATCAAACTGACAGACTCACAATTCTTTGAACTGAAAAAATACACATCGCTGCAAATCGCAGCAGCGTTCGGAGTGAAACCGAATCAGATCAATGACTATGAAAAATCGTCATATAGCAATTCGGAAATGCAGCAGTTGTCATTCTATGTTGACACGATGCTTTTCATCATAAAGCAGTACGAGGAGGAAATCAATTTCAAACTCCTCGCACCGGACGAGCAGGACGACGGAAAGTATTTCAAATTCAACGAAAAAGTTCTGTTCCGGACAGACTCAAAGACACAAATGGAGTATCTGTCAAGCGGTGTCAAAAACAGTATTCTCATGCCGGACGAGGCAAGGAGAAAACTGGACATGTCGAATGCTATGGGAGGGAATCGTCTCTATGCGAACGGAAACGTAATTCCTATTGAACAGGCAGGCGCACAATACACAAAAGGTCAGCAGACGACCGAGGAAAATGAACCGGAGGGAGGTGAGGAGAATGCCGAAGATGAAACGATTTGATTTCACGAAGAAAAACAAACGAACCGGACAGGTGGACAAGGTCGGGTATTTGGATTTGAAAGAGGATGAAGAAAAACAGAGATGCTCTCTCTATTTCTACGGCGACATCGTATCAGCGACATGGGAATCCATGTGGTACGAGGAGGACAAGTGTCCGCAGGACATTGCGGATTTCCTGCATCAGATCGACAAATACGAGGACATCGACATCTATTTCAATTCCGGAGGTGGAGACGTTTTCGCAGGACTGGCGATCTACAACCAGTTGAGGAGACACGAGGGTCACAAGACCGGATATGTGGATGGAATGGCAGCGAGCATCGCATCCGTCATCATGTTCGCATGTGACGAACTGCATTTCGCATCCGGTGCTCAATGTATGGTTCACAAACCGTTGTGTATTGCATGGGGCAACGCCGACGATTTCGAGGCGGTGATTGAGCAGTTGAATAAATGTGAGGAATCCATTCTCGACATCTACATGGAGCATGTGCAGGACGGTGTCGAGCGTGAGACCATCAAGGCACTGGTGGACGCAGAGACATGGATGAATGGCAGCGAAGTAGCAGCGTATTTTGATGTGGAAATTGAGGAACAGGCAGCTGTTGCAGCGTGTGCCTCGGATTTCTTTGAAAAATACAACAATCTGCCGGAGAGTTTGAAAAAGACAGCGACAGAGGACATTGTGGATGCTGTGCTTGCTGCATTGGATAACAGGCAGAAAGAGGCAGAGGAGAAAGCAAGAGAGGAAGAAATCAAAGACTTGCTCGGAGATTTGGACGAGTATGGAGTATAAGAGAGGAGAATGAACATGAACAAAGAAATGCAGAAACTGCTCAAGGAGATCAATGACAAAAAGAATGCAGTGAGATCGCTGACCAACGAGGGGAAACTGAAAGAGGCAAGGCAGGCGAAAGATGAACTTGTTGAGTTGCAGGAAAAATTCAACCTGCTCGCAGACCTTGAGGATGATGACCTTGACGGAATCGAGGACGGACTGGAATCCGGCAGAGCGAAAGACATCACAGGAGGAGCAGCAGACCAGAAAGCGAACAAGAAAAACCTTGTGAAAGCGTTCGTCAACATTGTCAAATGCGGTTTCTTAAAGAAAGAGCCGAATGAGGATGATGTGAGAGTCTACAAAGACGCACTGACATCCGATGCGACTGCGGATGATGACGGAGAAATGGGAATCGGAGTGACCATTCCGGAGGACATCAGAACCGACATCATCGAGTTGAGACGCAGTGATGACAACCTTGAACAGTACGTGAATGTTGAGGGCGTAACCACAAAGAGCGGTTCGAGAAATATCGAGGTAGATGCGGAGTCCACTCCGTTCGATAACGTGGACGAGGAGGCAGAGTTCCCGGACATGGACGAACCGAAGTTCAAAAAGATTAAGTATGCCATCAAGAAAAAGGGCGGTATTTTGAAAATCACCGCAGAACTGTTTGAAGATACGGCATACAACGTCATGGCGTACATCAATAAGTGGATTGCGAAAAAGACAAAGGCGACAAGAAATGCCGTGATTCTCAAGACACTGGATGCGATGACAAAAGGCAAAGAGGTCGTAATTTCCAACATTGACAGCCTCAAAGATGTATTTAATGTGATGCTTGAGCCTGCGATCGCAACCAGTTCCATCATCATCACGAATCAGAATGGTTTCAACTATCTGGACAAACTGAAAGACAGCGATGGAAAGTATATTTTGCAGCCGAATCCGACGCAGCCGACGCAGATGCTTTTGTTTGGTAAGTATCCGATCGTAAAGGTATCAAATAAGACGATCAAGAGTGCAGTCATCACAAAGATGGAGGGTGAGACTGGAAAAGAAGTCGAGGTTATCACAGGATACAAACACCCGGTTTATATGGGAGACATGAAAGAGGCAGTCACTCTGTTTGACAGAAATGTCATGACGATCGATATGAATGACAAGGCAGCAGGGTTGTGGGAAAAAGACATGACAGGAATCAAGGTGAGAGACCGATTCGATGTGCAGCCTGTTGACGCAGAGGCGGTTGTCAAAGGTGAAATTACAGAGACAGTGCAGGGATAAAAGAGCGGGGCGGTCACACAAGACCGCCAGGTGAAAGCAGGTGAGAATGATGACGGACGAGGAAAAAGAGCAGGCAAGAAAGAAATTGCTTGAGGAGTGCAAAAAATACAACCACATCGACTATGAGGACGACGAGGACATCATTGAATTGATGATTGATGTTGTCTTTGAGGAGATGGAGGAACTCATTCCGGGATTCAATTCCGAGAATCTGTCGGCAAGGCAAAGACTGCTCGTTCTCATATCTGTGAAAGATTTGTATGACAACCGTGAGAAGTATGGAAAAGACGAGAAGAAAATGCAGAACGCAGTCTCGTCCATGCTGCTCAAGGAAATCTATGGAGGAAAAGAATGACCGGGAGAATAACCATCATGAGAGAGACCTCCGAGGTGGTGGATGGCAGAAATCAGACCGCAGAGGAGGAATATTTCAAATGTTGGTGCGATGTCTATGATCTGTTGAGTGCGGAGAAGTACGCTGCATTACAGCAGTCACTTGAGGAAACAGCGGTTTTCAAAGTGAGGAGTTGCAAAAAGACGCAGGCGATGCAGACGCACCTCAAGGAGTTCTCGCTTGTCTACAAAGAGGACAGGTTCAACATCTATTCGATGACACCTGCGAAGAATGGAACACATTTCCTTTTGAAAACAAACCGTGTTTCATAGGTGTCAGAATATGACACAGGGAGGTGATTTCTGTGAGGATTGAGATGGAGTTTCAAGGACTGGATGAACTGGTCAAAGCACTGGAAAAGAGTGCAACGGACAAGGAAATCCAAACACTGAACAGAAACATCGTGACAAAGGCTCAACCGATTATTCAGAAAGCGGTGTCGGGAGGGATGCCAAAGTCAAGCAATCAAGCACTTTCCGGGCGAGGGTTCGGGTCGAAATCACATCCGTCCGGTCATGCTGCGGACGCAGTTCCGATCGAAAAAGTGAGAGTAAGCGGAACGAGAGCCGAGGGCGATGTGGGTTGGGCAAAATCTGACAACAGTGAACACTTTTATGTGAAATTCATCAACTGGGGAACGGTTGACAGACCACCTCAAGAATTCATATACAAGGCAGGTCGTGCAGTAGAGGGGCAGATTCAGAGCATTGCAGAACAGGAATATCAAAACTTTTTAGACAAGACAGTGGGGTGATTTGATGGCTGACATCATAAAGGACGCAGCGGATGCCTTGTCGGAGGTGAAAGAATCCGGAATACAAGTCGTGCAGGGATGGTATAGAAAAGACATCAAAGACACACATGTGACGCTGTGGGATTTGGGAGAGACGGACGACAGTCACTCGGATGATGCAGCGGAGGGTGTTCAGCAGTCGGTGCAGGTGACGATCTTTTCTCAAAAGGACGAGGTCGCACTGGCTGCGAAAATTAAGAAACTCATGAAACGGTGCGGATTTCAGTTTGAGGCGAGGAATGCAGACGATTCCGAATCGCAAAACGGAATCTATATGAAAGCACAGAGATTTAACAAATTTTACGAAGAAAGAGAGGAATAAACATGCCGGAATTAGGAAATACAATCGTTCGCAGTAGATACTGCGGTTTAAGAGACATTTATGTCGCAAAGTTGACACAGAACACGCAGACCGCCTATGCAGCAGAGACTCCGGTGAAACTGGCGAGAGCAATCAATGCAAAAGTTTCTGATAAGTGGTCAAGTGAAAAGGTGTACTCCGATGATGGAACGGAGGAAACAATCACATCATATGAGGGTACAGAGGTGGAACTGGAAATCGCAACCCTTGCACCACAGGACAGAGCGTTGCTGTTCGGTCAGTTATACGAGAATGGTTTTCTTGTAAAGACAAAGGATGACCTTGCACCGGAGATCGCTCTCGGATACCGTACAAAACGCCGGAATGGCAAGTATGAATTTGTATGGCTGTACTGCGGAAAATTCGGACAGGGCGTTGACGACGAGCATGAGACGCAGGCAGAAAAGGTCGCAGTACAGAGCAATACAATCAAGGGCGATTTCTATGACCGACAGAAAGATGGTCGTTATCAGATCGTTGTTGACGAGAGCAACCTTGTGGAGGCTGACACAGACGCAAAGACTGCGATCGCTGACTGGTTCAGCAAGGTGCAGGAAAAAGAGCAGGCAGCAGGTTAAAAAAGTAAAACGATAACAGGAGGGAAAACAATGGCAAAGCATGAAATCATTATCAACAAAAAACTTTACACGATGCCGAAAATTGGTGCGGATGACTATATGGACTATTTGGATGCGTCGGAGGTCGTAAACGGTACAGGGAACGCCGGATATAAGAGGGAACACATTCAGTTGATGTGTGAATGGATTGTCCGGTTGTACGGAAATCAGTTCACGATCGAGGAGTTAAAGAATCCGGAAACTGGTCTCTCTGCGGATGAAATTATCACGGAGTTTATGATGGTTGACATCGACATCGCAGGAAAGATTCAGAAAAGAATGGAGAAGATACAGGAAAATTTTACCGTCGTCAAGTGATTCCGGAAATATACATCGCCTGCGGTAGTGAGAGACATTTCGTGAACAGCATTACGGTCGGACAGTACCGGAAGTATACGAAACTCATGAAACAGAATGATGGAGGAAATCTGTCGGATGCACTGTTTTTCAATCAGAAGATTGCACAGGAGATATTCGACAGCAGGATGTCACTTGAGGAACTGGGAGAAACCGACATCGTTGAGGTCATGGTCGCAGCAAAGAGCATTCATTTCGTTATGCAGGAAATCATCACGCCGAAGTTTTTGGAGTTGATGGACGAGCCTGTGGAGCAGGAAAAATCCGCATTCGACGACTATGACCGGGAAAACGGATATGACGAGATTGACCGCCGGAATATTTGGGAGGTCTGCTCGGACAATATCGACAGAGTGATTCAGATAGCAATTAAATTATTGAATAATTCATACAGTCAATGCCTTGAGACTGACATCGTGGCATTGCTTGATTACATGAAATTTGCAATCAAGACAATAAACGAAAAGCAGTAGGAGAGGAGGGAACTGAATGGCTTATGTAAGCGTCAAAGCGACAGCGGATGCGAACTCGTATCAAAAGACGATGAAATCAATGGCTCAAGAGGCGAAAGCACTGGCGAGTCAGTGGACAGCGACACAGGCGAAAGCAAAGGCATTCGGATCTCAAACCGACATCCTCAAAAACAAGGCAGGAGCGTTATCTGACAAGATAAAACTCCAAAAAGAAATAGTAAAACTGGCAGGAGACCAGTATGGAAAACTTTCCACGAGGCTGACAGAGCAAAGAACAAAGCACGAGGAACTGAAAGGAAAGGTCGATGCTGCAAAGAAAGCCTATGAAGAATCGGCACAGGCGACCGGGAAAGACTCGGAGGAAACAAAGAAACTCAAGGAAGAACTGACAAAACTTGAGACGGAGTTGAAAACAAACGAGAACTCCATCAATCAGACAGAGAATGCTCTGAACAGGCAGGCGATCGCAGCGAATAACGCAGAGACGAAACTTGCCGGGATGGAGGAGGAACTCAAACAGGTCAACAACCAACTGCGTGACCACAAACTCGATGCGTTCGCCGATGGATGCGACAAGGCAGGTCAGAAACTTGAGGCGTTCGGGAAGAAAATGCTCATTGTGTCAGCAGGCATCGCAGCCTTTGCGACTGGTGCTGCAAAGATGGCGATCGACTTTGAGGACTCCATCGCAAAGGTATCCACGATCATGGATACCGGAGAAATGTCCGTCGGAGAGATGCAGGATGCCATTGTGGAATTATCCAACGAGACAGGCATTGCAGCAACGGACATCGCAGACAACGTATACAATGCAATCAGTGCAGGACAGAAAACCGGAGACGCAGTGAATTTCGTTCGTGAGTCCACGAAACTGGCGACAGCAGGATTTGCGGAATCCGGCGACACGCTCGATTTGTTGACCACGATTCTGAATGCCTACGGATTGGAGGCAGAGCAGGTCACGAATGTGTCTGACATGCTCATTCAGACGCAGAATATTGGAAAAACTACGGTTGCGGAGTTGTCCTCTGCGATGGGTAAAGTCATCCCGACAGCGAACGCCAACAGCGTGGCACTCGACCAGTTATGTGCAGGATATGCAATCATGACGGCGAACGGTGTGGCGACAGCAGAATCGACCACATACATCAATGCGATGCTCAACGAACTGTCAAAAACAGGCAGCAAGACAGACGCAGTCATCCGGGAAAAAACCGGAAAGTCGTTCAAGGAATTGATGGAAGACGGAGCAAGCCTCGTCGATGTACTGGCGATTGTAGACGGTGCTGCGAAAGAACAGAACCTCTCAATGAGTGATATGTTCTCGTCATCAGAGGCAGCGAAAGCAGGTCTCATTCTTTTGGGTGACAGTGCGGACACATTCAACTCCACGCTCGGACAGATGCGAGAGTCAACAGGTGCGACGGATACGGCGTTCGACAAGATGAAAACGACATCGTATGACATCCAGTTGACGCTCAATGAGTTGAAAAACACAGTCATGCAGTTCGGTCAGACCATTATGTCGTCGGCTGCACCGATGATCGAGGATTTCTCGGCAAAGGTCAGCACATTATGCGATTGGTTCAAGAGTTTAGACGAGGAGCAGCAGCAGACCATCATCAAGGTGGGATTGTTCGTCGCAGCGATTGCACCTGCAAGCATTGCAATCGGAAAGATGGGGCAGGGGATAAAGACTGCGGTTGATACATACAAGACCATGCGAGACATCATTCCGAAAGTCATTGCAAAACTGGCAGGGAAAACGGCAGCGACGGCAGCGGATACAGCAGCGGAGACAGCGTCAACCGTGGCATCTACGGCGAACGCAACAGCGACATCGGCAGGAACGGCAGCGACAATCGCACATACAGTCGCAGCGAAAGCAGCAGCAGCCGGACAATGGCTGCTCAATGCAGCGATGACCGCAAACCCGATCGGAATCATTGTAGTGGCGATCGCCGGACTGGTAGCCGGATTTGTGGCTTTGTATAAAAATTCCGAGACGTTCCGGAATGCAGTCAATAAGTTGTGGACAACCATCAAAGAGGCGTTCGGAAAGGTCGCAGATGTGGTCGCAAACGCATTCAGAAAGGTAAAAGAGACCGTTTCGGGGGCGTGGGAAAAGGTAAAATCGGTCACATCGGAGAAACTTTCGTCAGTAAAAGAGGCGGTGTCCGAGGGATTCGGAAAAGTCAAAGAAACGATGGGAACAGTGCTCGATGCAGCGAAAGAAACTGCGTCGGAGAAACTGGAAAACATCAAAGCAGCCTATGAGGAAAACGGTGGAGGCATAAAAGGAGTTGTCGCCGGAGCATGGGAGGGAATCAAAGGGTATTATACCGCAGGATTTTCTTTTGTGGACAATCTGACCGGAGGAAAACTCACAGAGATAAAAGAGAAATTTGCGAGCAAGTTGACAGAGGTCAAGACGGCAGTCACGGAGAAACTGACAGCAGTCAAGACAGCATTTTCAAATGTGTTCGAAGCGTGCAGCGAGGTCGTCTCGAATGTGTTCAACACAATCAAGAATGTCATCACGGTGGCGTTCATGGCGATTCGGGAGATTATCAATGCAGCAGTGGCGATCGTCACATTGCCGTTCCGGTTTATTTGGGAGAACTGCAAGGGGATTGTCATTGAGGTGTGGGATGCCATAAAGGAGAAAATCCACACGGCGATCACAACGGTGCAGACCATCATTTCGACGGTGATGACAGCAATCAAAACGGTCATCGGTTCGGTGTGGGATGCAATTAAGAGCAAGGTGCAGGCGGTGCTTGAGGGAATGCGGACGCTAATCATGACCGTGTTCGATTTCTTCCTTGCAAGAATACAGTTTATTTTGACTGGAATCCTGTCGGTAATTACGACCGTATGGACAACGATCAAGACAAACGTCACGACAATTCTGAATGCGATTCGGGATGTCATCAATTTGGTGTGGACAACGATCAAGACAAATGTCACGACGGTGGTCAATGCCATCAAGACGGTTGTGACAACGGTGTGGACAGCAATCCGGACGACAGTCACCACAATCGTCAATGCAGTGAAAACGGCAGTCACAACAGCGTGGAACACAATCAAGTCGAGCGTGACCACGATCGTGAATGCTATTAAGACCACGATCACGACCGTATGGAATGCGATCAAATCGACAGTCACGACAGTGGTCAATGCAATAAAAACAACTGTGACATTGGTGTTCGATTCGGTCAAGGCAACCGTGACGACCGTGTGGAACGGAATCAAGACCACGATCACGAATGCGATTAATACGGCAAAGACGACGGTATCCACGGCAGTGAATGCGATTAAGAGCACAGTGAGCAGCGTGTTCAATGCTCTGAAATCAACTGTCACGACCGTGTGGAACGGCATCAAGTCGGCGATAGAAACGCCGATAAATGCAGCAAAAACAGCCGTACAGAATGCCATCAATGCCATCAAAAACGCATTCAATTTCGAGTGGTCGTTGCCAAAGTTGAAACTGCCACATTTTTCAATTTCCGGAGAGTTCAGTCTGCATCCTCCATCTGTTCCGTCATTCGGAATAGAGTGGTACAAGACAGGCGGTATCATGTTACAACCGACCGTGTTCGGGGCGAATGGTAACAACTTCATGGTGGGCGGTGAGGCAGGAGCGGAGGCAATTCTCCCTCTCGAACCGTTCTATGCAAGATTAAACCGGATACTTGACAGGAAATTGCAGGCGATTCAGACGGCAGTCAATGTCAAGACAGAGGTTCACACATACATCGACAGCGATGAAGTGGCAAATGTAACAACGGAAAAGGTGAGCGATAATCTCGCCATAGACATCAAAAAGAGGAGGTAAGGAATGAAGATAGACAGCACAGACATTCGAGAGTTCGATGCGAGGCAGTTGACGGTCGTTTTTGAGCCTCCTCAAACTGCTGTGAACTATGACATGTACGAGGGTGCGTTGATACCATCCGAGGGCGAGACATACACACCACTGTCCGGCGTGACAGTGGGTGTCCTGTTCCGAGGAGAGACGAGAGATGAAATCATGCAGCATGTCAGCGACTTCCATGCAGAACTGCAAAAGGGAGTTGTGCTGACACTCGACGGATACCGACGCAAGTTCATGGGATTCATGACCACAAACACATTGAACAAGACCATCACGAAAAGAAGATACACGGCAGAGTTCACATTCGCCGGATACTGGTTCAGTGACGAGGTCACGATTTCGTGGCAGGAAGTTCATGAGGCGGTGTTTGATGCAATCGGGAATAGATGGACACCGTGCAGAATCAGCATCACAGCAGTGGAATACATCGAGGAAATGAGAATCAACGGATTTTCGGACGAAATCATCATCCACACGATTCCGAGAGGTTCGACGGTGGTCATTGACAGCAAAAAAGGATTCGTCACGATGGACGGAGCGAATAAATTCGCAGACGTTGAGGGGATGATGGAATTTCCTTTCCTAAAGACCGGAAAAGACAAGAATCATCACATTATTTTCTCGGACAAGAATGCCATCGTGACATTGCAATACAATCCGATGTGGCTCTAGGAGGTGCAGGATGGAACTATTCAACGATATGCACGAAAAGGTGTGCAACCTGTCGGGAATCAAAGAAATCTGCATCGCAAGCACCCTCAAGACCGGAGACAAGGAAATCACATTCTTTTTCCGGAAAGATAACCACTATGCAGCGGAAATCAAAGAGGAGGCATATCTGCGGACGGACGAGGACGAGTTTGTCATCAAGCAGATTGAGCCGTCAGACACATGGTATAAATGCACAGGAACGATGAATGTGGAGGAGTTAGAGGGAAAGCAGTTCCCGACCGGATTCAAAACGACGGAGGTCACTGCCGACGAATGCGTGGGCGAGGCAATCGCAGGAACATCATGGACGGTGATTCTGTGCGAGGTGAAAAAGAAAAGGACGGTGTCGTTTGATTCCAACTGTTCCGGATGGGAAGTGATTCAACAGGTCATCACGACGTATCGGTGTGAAATCAAATTTGATTCTATCAATAAGACAATCGCCATCTATGAAAAGATAGGCGAGGACAGAGGGGCGTATTTCATGGAACGCCTCAATCTGAAAAAGTTGAAAATACAGTCAAATTCATACGATTTCTGCACGAGGCTAATCTGCATCGGAAAGGATGGATTGATGCTCGATATTGATGGCAAGAACTATCTTGAAAATTATCAGTATTCGAGAAAGGTCAAGACGAAAACATGGAGGGATGAAAGATACACCTCCGCAGAATCACTCCGAGAGGATGGAGAGGCGAAATTGGATGAAATTTCAAAACCGTATAAATCATATACGGCAGAAATCATAAATCTCGCCGAGGCAGTGCAGGACGAGGAGGAAAAAGAGCAATATCGGGAAGTGTTTGTCATTGCGTTGGGCGACACGGTACATCTGATTTCAAAATCTGCGAATCTCCGTGAGAAACACCGCATCGTGAAAATATATGTGTATCCGCAGACGAGGGAAAAGAACAAGGTGGAAATGGCGAACACAAGGCTCTCATTCGAGGAGTTGCAAAAGACCGAGCAGGAATTGTCATAGAACGGAGGTGAGGAAATGGAAATCATCAGACACATAAAAGTGGATTTGTACGGCGATACACAGCATTTTGCAGTGGCAGCCAAACAGATGGACATGGGAACGAGATACATCGGCGTGACACTCATGGAGGACGGCGTGGTGTATGAGATTCCGGACAATGCAGAGATTATCGTCAACATGACGAAACCGGACAAGACACCAGTCCATAATGACGGACTAAAAGTCGGAAACGAGGCTCTCGTTCCTTTGACGAGAGGGATGCTTGCGGTTCACGGAACAGCGGTGTGTGAGGTGCAGTTGTATCAAAATGGTGCGTTGCTGACATCGGCAAATTTTGAGATGGAGATTTTCCCATCACAGAGGAACGATGCTGCAATCATGCACTCCGGAGAATACACGAGACTTGAGAACACCATTGCAGCAGCAAGAGAGGCTCTGCAAATAGCACAGGAGACACAAATCTCCATTGATGCAGCCGAGGCGTTAAGGGTAGCAGCGGAAAAGGCGAGAGAGGTCGCAGAAAGGGCGAGAGAAATCCGTGAGAGCCGGAGAGAGGATGACACTGCGAAAGCCATTGCGGACTGTGTGGAGGCAATGGAACAGGCAATCACACAGACCGAGGCATGTCTCAAGGCGACCGAGGAGGCGAACAAAATCATCATCTCGCAGAGTGGTCTTGATGCAATACTGGCAGCAGTCAAAGACTACTATGAACGCATCCGGCAACTGGAAACAGACATCAACATCAATGTGGACGGAGGAACGCCGACATCCACTGATTTGCTACTGGTCAAGGGAGGAACACCATTCACAACCGACTATGACAAGTATATCGCAGGAACACACACGATTTAAAAGAAAGAGGTGAGGAAAGGGATGGCAACAGCGACAATCACAATCAAGAAAGGCACGACAGCGGAATGGACTGAAAGCAAGAGAGTTCTTGATGACGGCGAACTCGGTCTCGAAATCACGGCAGACGGACACCGAATCATCCGAGTGGGAAATGGTGCAACCGAGTTCATGGAACTGCCTGTCTCGTTCGACATTGAGGAGGTCAGAGAAATCAAGACCGGAATGGACACCAACGCAGAAACCTATTATAAAAACATGGTTGAAAAGGGCGAGGCGTTACTGGAAGAGATGAAATCAATGGTCATGACGGTTGAACTTGAGGATGACGAGACAGGCATCAAGTATCGAATGGGTCTGTCGAACGGAACACTCTACTTTGAGGAGTTAGAGGCAACCGCAGCACAAGAAGAAAATGAGGAGGTAACAACGTAATGGCAGCAGGCGAAAGAATTTTCATGGCAAAGGAATCCACATCGCAGGAAATCCTTGCCAACACACAGAAAATCATCGAGGATGCAGCAGAAAAGCCGAAAAGATACGGCATGAGAATCAATCGACTGGACAGCAATCCGGCAACTCGTGTCAAATATATCCTCGATGCGGTGGGGATGACACCTGCCGGAATGAATTTCTCCGGAGGGGGATTCGATTATGGTGACTGGGGGGAGGTGTGGTTCGTAAAGAACAACCGTCCGGTCATGTTGAGAACTGACGGAACAGTTGACTATGAACTCAATCACGAGAATCATGCTCTCAAGTTGGACGGAACTCCGTCCGATGTCGCAAATACATCATACGGAGGAAATGCGATGTCAGAGATTCCTCTGATTTGGGTCAAGAGATATTCGCAGCAGAATTATGATTATGTCATTTTCTGCGAACAGCAGTATGACAGCACATACAAGGCATACGCCCACACAGATGCAGATGGAAACATCCTGCCTGTGACATATTTCCCGATGTATGAGGGTGCGGTCATCAATTCGAGATTGCGTTCTTTGTCCGGACAGACAGTGACAGCATCACTAACAGATGAACAGGAAACAACCGCAGCACAGCAGAATGGCGACAGATGGGATAAACTCTCATTTTCTGAATGCACTCTCATGTATGAAATGTGTACCATGATTTCGTGCAACACGAACTCGCAGACAAAGTTCGGCATGGGATGCAGCACCGCAGACAATTTCCTCGCAACCGGAACACTCAACGGAAAAGGACAGTTTTTCGGCAGCACAGGAACGGCAGCAGCGGTCAAGATGTTCTATTGCGAGAACTTTTTCGGAAACTACTGGAAACGTGTGAGAGGTCTCCTGCTCGTTAATGGAAACTATCATGTGAAAGCAGTTCCTCCGTACAATTCCGAGGGAACAGGATACGTCAACACCGGAATGACCGTGACAGGCACATCCGGAGGATATACGTCAAAGATGGAAATGGCATCAGACATCGGCAGAATCCCGACCGTCGTGTCCGGAAGTGAAACCACATACGAATGTGATGGTTGTTGGTTCAACGCCGAGGGCGTGAGAGTTGCCCTGTTCGGTGGCTCCCGCAGCAACGGTTCGAAGTGCGGTCTGTCGTGCTGGCATGTGAACGGCCTTGCGACGGACGTGAGCACGAACTTCGGGGCGAGCCTTTCTTGCAAACCGCCTGTTGCTGCGTAGCAGCAGGGGAGGAACGGAGGGGATTTCCCCTCCGCAAAGGGAGGTTCGGAGGGTTTACCCTCCGAGTGTCTTGATATAAAAAGAGAAATTCCATGATGTTGGAAATAGGATGCACAGGCGACACAAGCCGACAATTTCGTGGTAGAATCTCCGACATGAAATAATTTGATGACCAGAAACATGATAGGGGATTCAATGTGCGTCCTTGCCCTGTTCGGTGGCAACCGCAGCAACGGTTCGAAGTGCGGTCTGTCGTACTGGAATGTGAACAACCTTGCGACGAACGTGAACACGAACATCGGGGCGAGCCAATCTTATCAAATGACGGAGCGTATAACCAAAAGCACATTGTTTTCCTACACCGCAGGCGGTTGAAATACCGCTATCCAGTGGAAATCATACCGATGCAGGCGGGGTCGAGTAAGCATGAAAGAAAGACCTTGAGGTGATAAGAAAGAAATGGGAAAGAAATCCGTCAACGCCCTGTATGAGCCTATGCTTGAGCATAGCAATGTGGAGGATAAATTTCATAAGGCAGCAAAGGGAAAGACCGAGCGTCCGGACGTTGCTGCAATATTGAATCCGGAAAACATTCAACAGCATGTTGAAAAGGTCATCGAACAGTTATCAAACACAGCACCGGAATGGTACGACGTACCGAATCCGGAAAAAGCGTGGAAACCGAACCGACACGGCAAGGTGAAAATCAACGAGGGAACAGGCAGGAAAGAGAGGTCGATTGAAAAACCTCGATACAACTATGAGCAGGTAGTTCATCACATCGTTGTATCTGCTTGTTATGACATATTCATGCAGGGGATGTATGAGTTTTCATGTGGCAGCGTTCCGGAGCGTGGTGCACACTACGGCAAGAAATACATCGAAAGATGGATACGGACTGACACGAAGAATTGCAAGTACGTCCTCAAGATGGACATTCGACACTTTTTCGAGAGCGTCGACCATGATGTCCTCAAGGCATGGCTTGAGAAGAAAATCAGAGACAAAAGGATGCTGCACATCCTCAATCTGATTATTGACGGCAGCGAGCAGGGATTGCCACTCGGATTCTATACATCGCAGTGGTTGTCAAATTTTATGTTGCAGCCTCTCGACCACTACATCAAAGAGGAACTCCACGCAGTCCACTATATCAGATACATGGATGATATGGTTGTATTCGGCAGGAACAAAAAGGAACTGCACCGGATGCGGATTGCGATTGATGAATTTCTCGGACGTGAGTTGAATCTGCAAATGAAAGGCAACTGGCAGGTGTTTCGATTCGATTATATTGAGAGAAAGACCGGAAAGAGAAAAGGTCGCCCTCTTGATTTCATGGGATTCCAGTTCTACCACGACAAGACCATCTTGAGAGAATCCATCATGTTGAGATGTACGAGAAAGGTGAACAGGGTTTCAAAGAAAGACAGAATCACATGGTATGACGCAACGGCAATCCTGTCATACATGGGATATTTAGACCATACGGACACATACGACATGTATTTGCAAAGGGTCAAACCACATGTGAATGTGAAGAAAATGAAAAGGATTGTCAGCAAGCACTCAAAAAGAAAGGAGCGAGAACGTCATGAAAGAATGGAGAAAGGTGTTCGGAACAGAGCCGGAGATACCGGAGGAGTTCGACACGCAGATGTCACCGTCGACAGTGTATCAGAGACGCAATGTCAAACAGGTGACAAGAACCGAGGAGGACGGAACAAAAGTGACCGGATGGGAGCGTGAGGAGCGTGAATTGACGGTCGACGAATATCAGCAGATGATGCTCACGAGAGAAGTGGTCAACGAGAACAAAGATGCCATCGTCGCATCCGTGACCGATTTTCAGAGAGCGGAGGTCATTGACGAGTACACCATGCAACTGGTAGAGGAGGGATTGCTGTGAGAATAGTCGTGGATAGTTTCAAACGTCTGTATAATGCAGGCAAACTCACAAAAGAACAGATTGCGGAGAGAGTGGTCTCCGGAAAGATTGACGCAGAGGAATATGAGTATATCACAGGGGAGGTCTATGAGGCATGAGACCCCTTGCGATAATCTCGGAGATGTGTGACATCATCAATATGCTGTCGGACATCGTGAAAAAGCAGCAGACGGAAATCGAACGGTCAAAGGTGGAGGAAAGCGTCAAAGAGGAACTCCGTTCCATGATTCGGGATACCGAGAAAAAGATGGATGTCAATGAGTACCACTTGAGGCGTGTGGTCGATACCGATGACGGAGAGAACGTCGGAGAGGAGACGAATGACGATTGAATTATCACTGTTGCTGTCGGGAATCTCCGTCGCCTTTGCAATTTATTTCGGACTGGCAAATAAAAACCGGAACGAGAAAAGGGATGTCAAAGAGGACACCGAAAAAGAAGTAAAAGAGACAAAACAGGAGACCGAGAGCAAAACTCTCATGATGGTGAAACTGGAAATGATTTCAAGCGACCTAAAGGAAATAAAGAATGAAAATCGGAATTTTCGAGAGGACATCTCCACGTTGAGGGAGAGGGTTGCAAAGGTTGAATCATCACTCAAGAGTTATCACAAACGACTGGATGGGGAAACACGTCCAGAGGGATAAAACAGGAGGGTGAACGTGGCGAGAACAACGGCACAGATAAGACGGAAATGGAATGAGGAAATGTTGAGAGAGCAGAAACGGCAGCATCGGCACAATAGGAGAATCCGGACGATGCAGATGAAGAAAGCCAAAGCAGACAACAAGATTCCCGGCAGGTTCATGAACCGGATTGTCATTGCGGATATTCTCGCAGCACTTATATTCACGGTTGTGATGATAGTGGTATTCATTAAAACAGGGTCAGAACCGTCAACACTGATTCAGAATGTATTTCAGTTCTTGTCAGTGGAGGGCGGTGTGATGGGTCTGATTAAGGTCAGCAAGACCTTGATGAAAGCGAAAGAAAACAAGACGCAGGACAATCCGAGCGAATTGACACCACCGGACGAAGAAACGGAGGAAAGTGAATAATGGCTCAATGGATTGTAGAAAACTGGTTCTTGATCGTGGCACTGGCAGCAGGTGCAGGGAGTATCGCCTATGCGATTTATAAGTTCGCAGGACTGCCGACAAAGCAGCAGGTCGCAAACATCAAAGAGTGGTTACTGTTAGCGGTAACGAATGCAGAGAAAGAACTGGGGGGAGAAACTGGACAGTTAAAGTTGCGGTATGTATATGACTTGTTCGTGAATAAGTATCCGGTCGCAGCGAAAGCTATTCCTTTTGAAACCTTTTCCACATGGGTGGACGATGCTCTTGAGGATATGAAATCTATGCTCAAGAACAACGCAGCAGCAAGAGAATTTGTCTCCGGCGGTATGCAATAAGAGGAGGTGATTCGAGTGATTCAAACGATTGTTCAGTTCTTGATGGACAACTGGCGAATCTTGCTCTTGATCTATGCGATCGGAGCGTTGCTGACATTCATCGGAGTAAATTTGTTTTGGGTATGGGTGATAAGAGCAGAGGACAAAGAAAGGGAAATGTATCCGGAGGAATTTGAGGACGTACCGGGAGGAGTGGCGTTGCAGTTGACGGTTGCACTGATAACGTCAACGGTGACTGCGGTGATATGGGTAGGCGTTCCGCTTATACTGGCTTTTGTTCTGATATTCGACAAGATGGCAAATACATTCCCGGAAATCATGGGATACATGGCAGAAGATTTTGAGGAGGAAAAGGACAATGATTAAGAAGTTAATGGCAAAGGCAATCTCATTCCTCGGAGTGAAAGAGCCGACAGGAGATGACCAGTTCATCAGATATTACAACAACATCACAGGAGCAGGATTCAATATGCAGGTGGCATGGTGTGCGATTTTTGTGACAGTAGTGGCAAGGATGGTCGGGGTTGCGACGAGCCTCATTCCGACATTCGCATCCTGCGACGTTGGTGCTGACTGGTTCAGAAATAAGGGCAGATATGAAAAGGGAAAATACTACGGTGGAAAGTACACGCCGAAACGTGGTGATGTGATTTTCTATTCGTCCGGACATACGCAGAATGATTCCACGCATGTGGGATATGTGGTGAGCGTATCCGGAGACACTATCAAGGCGATCGAGGGAAACAAGAGCGATGCAGTGGGATACAGAAACATCAAAGCGTCGAACAAGTATATCATCGGATACGGCAGGGGGGCAGATTTTGCAGGTGGCAGCAATACATCGACCGGAGGAGAACAGGCGAAAGAGTTCCAGTGCAGCGTGAGCGATTTCCAGTCCTATCTCAACAGACAGTATTCGACAACCATCAAAAACAACTGCGGAGCATTGCTCGTTGTTGACAATGCGTTCGGAACTAAGACGAGGAACGCTGCTCTCTGTGTATGGAAATACGAGATGAACAAAAAGAAAGCAGGATACACTTTCGACCTCAAAAACCGGAATTTCCTCACAATGTGCAAAGAGTACGCAAACAAGTACGGCGTTGTGAAGAAAGGTAAAAAGGACAGATTCGTGTATATTGCACAGGGTCTCCTACGGGCAAAGGGATTCTATTACGGAGACCTTGATGGAGACGCAGGCAGTATCACGGACGCAGCGATCAGAAGTTTCCAGTCAAAGAAAGGACTGGCGTTTGATGGTTCATGCGGTGCAAATACATGGGCGAAACTTTTTGAAGTATAGGAGGGAAAGAACATGGCAGAGAAAAAATCATATTATCTCGGAACTGGAACAGAGTTCAACAAGGCACAGTGCAGAGAGTACAAAACACTTGACGGAGCATTGAAAGCAGCATCAAAGGACGAGAGTCTTGTGGTGTGGGATGAAAACGGAAATGTCATCGGTTCGCTGACGGACAATGTTCCGGAGGGAGCATTGGAAACGAATCCGGACGGCAGCATCAACGCCTACAATGAAAAGGGGGAAAAGATCGGAACTGTGGACGCTGCACAGGTAGCAGAGGCAACAGGCGAGAAAGAGGCAGCAGGAGACGCAGAGAACGGCGAGAAAGCACCGAAAGAGGGCGAGATGGAAGATTCAACGAAAGAGCAGGAAAAAGGCGAGAAAGAGGAAAATGCGGAGCAGGAGAGAGAAGATGACGAGGATGACGAACATCCGACAGCAGGAATCACAAGAGAGCAGACTGGGAAATTCCACATCACTGTCGTGTGTTCCGGAAGTCTACGCTTGAGACGTTCTGCATCGTGGGATAACTCGAACGAGTGCGGTCGTGCATCAAAGGGGCAGACCTACATCGGGAAGCGTCTCTTTATGCTCGGAGGATTGCCGATGATCGAAACCGTGGACGGTCTTTTCATTTCAGCAGCAGCGGAGCATGTGAAGATTGAAAAAATCGGGTAAAGGTGATATAAAAATCATGAGTACACGATGGGGCATAGGCAGCGTGGGAGTACATGAAAATGTATAGATAACTGACATGTAACTGACAAACGTATTGAAAATGCCGTATTTTCAGCCTGCGGAGTTATGCAAGCGATAATCTACAGCTTAATAATGCTAAAAAAGCCCGGAAATACGCCATTTTCCGGGCTTTTTCTATGCCTGAAATCGCCTGATTCCGATGGTGAAATTTGAGGAAATTTGACTTCAAATTAACCCATTTTGATGGGTTTACCATGGGTTTACGGCCTATTTTTGAGCCTAATGGGTGGGAAAATGGGTTTACAGAAGGCCATTTTGGAGGGGAAATTAGCCCCATATCCTTGACAGATTTTTGGGAAAAATCCGGTCGAAATGGAATGAAAAGCAGTGTTAATCTCTAACGAGGCGACTGAGATCTTCTTGTGTCAAGTAAGGAAAAAATTGAGAATTTACAAGCCGTTCATAGGTGGACAACCGCCCGTGAACGGCTTGCGTGTAAACTAAACTCATAGAGTGAATCCAAGAAAATTCGTTACGCCCTGCGAAGCTCTTTCAAATTTAGATAATCTGGAATTACGAACAAGGCTCACATGTAGCATTCGACTCCGAATATCAGCCGGCACACATATGAGGACGGAAAATGTAGCAGCTTTTGAAAAAAATTGCTTTTTTCTGCTCAAAGTGCTACAATCGGAATATACCGAATACAAAGGGAGGAAAGCTCCCATGCCAAGATCGCCACGGTGCCGTCAAATTTGTGGCGTACCACAGGTCGATACATTCTGTCCCAACGGGTGCGAGAATACCGGGCCGATCCTGCTGACGCTGGACGAATACGAGGTCATTCGGCTGGTTGACTTGGAGCAGCAAACCCACGAGCAGTGTGCCGCTCAAATGGACATTTCCCGCTCTACCGTGCAGGAGATTTACGAAAGCGCACGGCGCAAGATCGCAGCGTGTCTTGTCCACGGGAAACCGCTGCACATCACCGGGGGAAACTACCGCATCTGCGGAGGACAGGAGGCAGCCCACTGCGGCCGTTGCTGCCGGATGCAGAGAGCCAACACAGAAAAATTCAACAAAAAATGCAAAGGAGATTCCATT